GTCTATGATTTTCTGCTTGGCGTAGACCGGAACGCCCAGTTGGTTCACCGTTTCGTTGAAGTCAGCCGGGGCGATGGCCGTGATGAAGTTGTCCTTGGCGCCAACCGGGAAGAACCGGGCGTTGGTCGCGGTGATGAACGCCTGCGAACCGACGGTGCCACGGTACTCCTCGAAGATGATGCCCTTGTAGGTGAAGCCCTTGCGCATGTCGTCGCGGAGAAAGCTCCCGGCATCCTTGTACTGGAATGCGTACTTGACCTCCGGGTGGGCGACGAACGCGTCCCACAGCGTGGCGCCCATGAAACAATGGATGTGATCGTAGGTCGCCCCGCCGAGTGCGGTCTCGATCGTCCGGATGATCGCCTGGAGTTTGCCGCCGACGTCCGTCGTGTCTGTGCCGAGCACGAGATCCACGGCCGTCTGCTCGCTCACACCGAAGATCGTGTACAGGTTTGCTAGTTGGGTGGAGCCGTCGGCGTCCAGGACAATGCCCTTGAGCGCGCCGATGCGCAGCCATTCGTGCGTCGCTTCGTGGGACGCGCGCATCTCCTCAAGTCGATCGTTGACGACCTGAGTCACGCCCTCCGTCGCGTCCTCCGATCCGAACTTTCGCACACCCATCAAGCTCGCGGCGAGCACCGTTTCATTGAACGGGATGTGCGGCACGGGAATCGACCGCAGCACACGAACCTCGCTCCGATTGATCGTCCCGGGTTCGCCGCGATGTTTGGACGGCAACAGCGCGAGCGATCCGCTCTTCTCTTCAACGGCCGCCGTCAGCGTGCTGATCGGCTTGTTCGCGAACAGGCCCATCTGGCCGATGCGAGCCGGCTGGTACGGCAGTTTATTCATCGCCGTCGTCAGCGAGACCATGTCGAACCCCGACGGGGTGAAGATATCCAAAAGTGCCATGTCTGAAACCCTTTCTGTGTCCGAAGACTGATCGCGCCGCCGTCAGGCAGCGACAACTACCTGAACTAGCCCTCTTCGCCGGCCGTCAACTGGGACGCTTCGTCGAGCGACAGGATGCCGACACGAAGCAAGGCGGCCACGGCCGCTGCCTTGCCGCTCGTCGCAACGGTCAGCCGGTCGCCGTCGACGATGGACGGGCCGCGCACCAAGAACACGGCCGCGCCGTCCGCACCGCTCGGGGACACAGCCTCCAGGGCAACGTGCGTGGCGTCGCCACTGCCTTCTGCGTTGGTCGTGATGGCGACGGTTGCAGTCACGCTGCCGGTGAGTCCGCCGATATCGACATCGACCAAGCGGTGTTGCAGTCCTGCCGCCCCCGTGCCGCCGAACGTGAGGACAATCACAGGGATATCGGTGTCGGCGATCGTGGCGATAGTGACCACATCGCTCGCCCCGAAGACAGCATCCATTGCCGCCAGGATCGACGCGGTCATGGTCGCTTCCGTCGCACTCCAGGGCGAGGCTGTCCGGAGGGTGTACTCGCCAGCGAGGTCGCCGAGCGGCGCGAAGTTGATGCCGATCTGACCACCCGTCGCGGTGCCGGTGGTTGTGATCGTCTGGACCATGTCGGCAGCCGCCCCGGTGGCGGTGATGATCTTCCCGTTAGAATCGAGCTTGCAGACCTCGCCCATGCTGATGACCTGCCCGTCAAGAACGGTCTCCTTCTTGCGGCAGTAGAAGTTCGGCGCTTCGGATTTGAGGACATCCTGGAGCCTGATGAGTTCTGTATCCGTTGCCATCGTCTGATCTCCATCTTGCAGCGGGCTTCACCGGCCCAGGTCCTGCGATCGTTCCAATTCGTGACACTGAGGGCGTCCCGTCAGACGCCTACCGGCACGCCGCGGCCCTCGCCGTAGCCTTCGCCGCTTGCTCTGCTCGCTGATCTGCGTCAGTCACAAGCGGCGACACCCCGGACTCGGCCTTCTTTTGCGGATCCCCGAGCGAGAACGACTGAACGCCCGTCTTCTCACCGAGTTCAACAGGTGTGTTGGCTTCGAGGGCCTCGATCATTGCATCGAAGTCCGAGCCGTCCGAACCCTGCGAGAGCGCGAGAGCGACGGCTGCTTTGTCCTTGCCGATGAAACGTGCGCCGAGTTTCTCCGCAGTAGCGGGCGAGATCTTGCCGGCGTTGACCAGCCCCGAGATCTTGAGCTCCCTGTTCTCAGCGAGCGTTTTGACGACCATCGGGTTCGGCTTGTCGTCACCCTGCGATGCCGCCATGTCCCGGATGACTGTTTCCTTGCGGACGGTTCCGGCTGGAGCCCCGGCCGGTGCGCCGGATGCCGGCACAGTCGCCGTCCCCGTGGCCGTGGGGTCTGCGGTTGCGCCCTCGTTCACCTTGGCCAACAGGCCGTCAAGGGCCTCAAGCACCATCTTCGAGGCCGTCGCAACATCGGTCATCGCGGCCTTGTCCAGTCCCATTGCAGAACCGATTGTCTGCCATAGATCGAGAATCGGGTCCATGTTGGACTCTCCTTGAAGCCGGATCGCGAGTGATGCAGCCAACGGAACGAAATCTCCCAGCCCCGGCACTACTGGGTCCGTGCAAAACGCGATATGATCGATCGGCCGATCATAGACGTTGCCTTTTCCGTCAACGAGTGTCTTCGGTGAATGAACGGAGACGTCGGCCTTACGCGCTGCCTCCAGCGCGTCCTTACCGATGATCGTGCATGACATCCATAGGACGTCCTTCTCGATCCAGACGTCATCGACCCACCCCATGTTGTGCTTGGTATTCCCGACGTTCTCGTGCGTGTCCGGAAGCGCGACCTTCACCCCGTTGGCCTTCATACGCTGGAACTGGAGAACCCAGTTCGCGAGGGCCCGGGGTGTGACGGTGAACTTCAGGCCGTCGTTGACCTTGACGAACTCGCCGATGTAGATGACGTCCTTCTTGAATCGCTGTGTCGGGACCTGGACGCCAGCCAGGGTGAGCGTCTCGACGCCGCCGATCGGCTGCCAGGCCCCGTCCGGGGTCGGGGTCATCCTGAGAGATAGGGCGGAGTCGCCGGCGAGGTCGAAGGCCCCAGCGGGATTCCCGCGGAGCCTCATGGGCACGAGGAGCGCCAGCGGTAGCCGGCGGGGTGTTCGAGATATCGGACGGGTCTCTGGCATCAAGCAATCCCTGTGCCAGAGGTATAGCGCAGCGGGCCGTCAAATGTAACAAATTGGATTATTTCTTATGAATTGGGCGGGGTGGGGTCGGTGGGGTCGGTCGCAGGAATCACGCTTTCAGTGAATCGGCTGGCAACCCTGGAAACATTGGAAACCTTGGAAACCTTGGAAAGTGCTTTCCGCGGACGTCACGCGGATCATCCCCCGAGCAGGTCCCGCGGGCTGGACTGGAACCCCTCATCGGCACCCGGAACGACGGTCTTGCCATCGACCTCGATCGTGCTCGGGGCCTGGACCTCGTTGCGCGGCGCGAAGATCGCGATGATTGTGCATCGGCAGGCCCAGCCATTTGGCGGGGTGTTCGTCTGCCAGAACGGATCGTCCTTCGGCAGCGTCACGCCGTCCAGGGCGATGTGGGTGTCCCTGACCCGGTCGTCGCCGACCGTGACGTACTTGAACCCCCACAGGATCTCATCGATGTCCGGGTCGGCGTAGGCATCGGCGTTGCCCGCCGCGTAGGCGAGTTGGGTCTGGGTCCTGACGATCGCCTCCAACTGGAAGCTGCTCTTCTCGCTGAGGCCCAGGGCTTTCCACTTCTTGCGCAGTTCCTTGACCGCCGGCCGCGTGTGCAGCCCCTCGGCTGTGATCTTGACGATGGTCGCCTGTAATTCCTTCTGGACAGCCAGCTCGGCCGTCGCGAGCACCCGGACGACGTGTGCGCTCGCGGTGGTCTCGATGGCCGCGATCTCCGCCTCTTCAAGCTCCAGCCGCTTCCGAAGGAACTTGATCCCGCGGCGGAGGGCTGGCGTCTGTGCGGCGGAGATCGTCGTCACGGACCTGCCCAGCGTCTTCATCGCACGGTCCAGGCCGCGGAGCCGGGCGTAGACCATGCCCTGCACGACCGGGTCCTGCAACTCGGCGAACATCGCGGCGATTGCGTCGTTGACGTTGCGTCCGGCCCTGAACGCAGCGAGGACGCCCGCACGACCCCGGCGCCCGACGAGGATCGCAGCAGACCGGCCGAGGCGCGCGGCGTAGTCGGTGTCGGCTTGCTGCCGCGCAGCCTTCTCTCGCTCGTGTTCGGATACTCGGCCTGCCCGGCGTGGTCTGCTCATCCATCATTCTCAATTCGTTCGATTGGGGACACGTTAGGGTAGATGCCCATCGCTTTTTCGACCTCACACGACACGGCCTGTACGATTGCGAGTGGGTCAACATCTGAGAAGTCGAGATAGTAGAGGTCGTTGTAATTCAGTGTCCGGTCCTCGGCCCGCTGGCGCATTTCAGCGGGTAGGTCGGGCACACAATTAACCAGCGCCCGACAGACACAGTCGGCTAGGTCTCGAAAACGTATTCCCTGCACAATCGTCTTGCCGCGAGTACCGGACTGGGTATGCGGCTGACCCGTAAATGGCCGATCCGGGTGGGTTGTTTCGTCTGTCAGCTTGGCCAGGACCTCGCCCAAGGTCGTTTCTTTGCCGCACTCGTCGCGTAGTGGCATCTCACTCATTCTGGTGTCCTCACGCGGCCGTCGCAGCCGCAAACAGCTTGCCGAGTTGTTCAGCAAGTTTGCGCTGGACGTCAACAGTCTTCGGTGCGCCAAGGACGGCCTCGCCCTCGTCGGAGTCCGCGACCTCGACGGCCTTCGCCATGTCCACGTTGTCCATCAGCGCGTCAAGGTCCTGATTCTCGATCAGGTCGATCGACGCCGTCGGGTGCGCGAGCAACAGCTTATACACCTCCTGGAAGAACTCTCGCTTGGTATCCTCCAGCGGCGACGCGACCAGGCGGACCGTGCCGACAGCCTCCGGCCCGTAGTTCATCGCGATCAGTTGGTCGACAAGGCCGGCGTTCACTAGCCGCGTGATGTGCCTGTGCTCCAGCATCCTCTGTGTCATGGCCAGAGACGCATGGACGCCTGACTCCGCGAGCGTCCCATGTTGACCTTCAAGTATCGATCGCTCGGGCGACAGCAGGCCGCGGACGAACAGCTTGTCGCAGTATTCCAGCCGGGCGATGAAGCCCGTCTGCTTGTCCGCGTGCTCCATCAGGTCGATCTTCCAGTCGTCAACGTCTGTGATCCGATTGAGGTCGGTGATTCTCTTCTGTGTCTTGCGTGGAATGATGATACCGCCGCTCGCGACAAGCCCGGTGAGGATGGCAGCAGCCGTCACTTCGTTCTGAGTCGCGACGCCACCGATGATCGACTTTCCCTCCGGATAGAAGACGGTCCATACGCCACCCGCGAGCTTCTTGTCGTACCGCTCTGCGCCCTCGGACGCATCTTCCCAATTCGCGAAGGTCCGCCTGATGTTTTCCAGGAGCGGCTCCCCGTACAGATTCGCACCCTCCACCTGCCAGTTGACGAGGAGCGCGTTCACTGCATCGAGTGTGATCGGCATACCCGTTCCGGAGTTCGTCTGTTCAATGCCCGCAAATGCACCGGTCTGGTCGAGTAGAATATCGGTGATGTCAACGAGTAGCGGCTTCAGCCGTTTCAGGAGAATGCGATCGCGATGCTCCCACTTTCCGACCGCAAACACCTTCTCGAACGTGATCCATCCGTAGTCGACACGACTCTCCATGCAGGTCTGGACGATGAACTCTCGAATCGCAATGACCTGAGACCTGATGAACCGCACGAGTTCATCGTCGACGCCATCATCCACCTCGATCGACCACTCGCCGGCGACGACGGGTGCGATCGACAACGCGCGAGCCAGTGCAACAGTCGGGTTTCGGCGAATGCGACGGTATGACGTGTAGGTCGCTGGCAGACGCTTGTCGAGCACAGTGGCGTCGCCGGGCCTCGTGGGCACGATGGCGACGACACTCTGTGCCCCCGTCTTGGACTTGCCTGTCGCGGCTTGTGATCGAGCCTTCTTCTTCTTGGCCATGCGAATGACTCCCTGTGCTCAGTGCCCCACGCCCCCAATACGCACCCTCACGTATCGCGCACGGGCGGCGCGATGTCATCGGACGGCGACGTGGTCGCCTCAGCATTATCCGGCGCCGATGTTGCTTCGGATGTCCCACCGGCGGGCTTTGACTTCTTGGCCTTGGTCTGTTTCATTCCAGCCATCGCGTTGCGTACCTCTTGTTTCAGAGCGGCGACGTCTGACCGTAGTTGTGAGACGAGTTTCACAAGGTCGGTCGGCTGTCGGGCCTGTGCTTTCAGAAATGCGACATCCGCCCGCAGTTCCGAGACGGCGGCCGCAAGTTCGATCGGGTTCAGTAGTGATCGTGGCATGATATCTCCTCGTGCGCCGCGCCTATCGGACGGCAGATTGATTGTCTCAGGAATCCCGCACACGCGGGATATCCTTCGGATCGGCACTGGCGATCTTGTGGAAGACGCCGATGCCGAACAGCCCGCCCGCCGACCATTCAAGCGTCTTGAACAAGGCCGCAACGACCTCCAGAACGCTCGGATCAATCTCCCGGCCAGCCAGGTACATCCGGGAGCCCTGGACGAGTACTAGAACCACCAGTCCCGTGATCGTCTTCCAGCCCGTCCCCATCCTCGCCGTCTGCGGCACGATCACCTTG